ACGAACTGCCGGAAGACCACCGGCTAAGGAACGTCGCCATCCAGGACATTGATGTCAGGATCCGCTGCCGTCACACCGGGACGACTCGCAATCCTCGACTCTGGAAGATCAAGCACGACACCTACAATCGCCTGGGCGACTCCTGGAAGATCAACTTCGACTTCATCCTGCAATGAGAGACTTCGACGTAGCCTTCACGATGATTGAATATGGCGGGTCATTCGTTCGCAAACTAGGCGCCGCGGCGCTGGTGGCCGATCCAGAGAACCTGAGGAAGATCAAGGCCACCTGGCCCGACTACTGGTCGCAATACGACCGCATGGCAAAACAGCTTTCGGAGGTTGAAAAGCAATCCTCCAAGTAAACAACAACAACACAACACAGCAACAACATGGGTATCACAGTATCAACGAAACAAACAGGCGGCACCTTCACACCGTGCCCCGAGTACACCGGCCGCGCGGTGTGCGTCGACATCACGCCGCTAAAGACCTACGAGACCGAGTATGGGCCCAAGCAAAAGTTCAAGATCGCGTTCGAGCTGGACATGATCGACAAGACGCGCAACCCGGTGCAGCCCTGGGTGGTGATGACGGCGCCGATGACCGCCAGTCTGCATGAGAAGGCCGGCCTGACGAAGTTCCTTAAGGACTGGCATGGTCGGGCCCTCACTGCCGAAGAGACCACCAGCCTCGACCTGGACAGCCTCATCGGCCGACCAGCCACCGTGGTGATCGTCCATGAGCTGTCGAAGGACGGCACCAAGACGTTCTCGAACATCAAGCTCATCATGCCGCACAAGACCGGCGAGGCCTTGAAGCCCTCAGGCCTGTGGATCCGCATGGAGGACAGGCCGCCCAAGGATGACGACCAGGTGAAGACGGTGGTGCCGGCTACCGCGGCGCCGGTCAAGATCTCGGATGTGAAGGTGCACGTCGGCAAGTTCAAGGGCGTGCCGATCTCCGAGCTGACCGACGACGCTGTGCGAGGCCTGAGTGAGCACTGGTTACCAAAGGCTAAGGTCAGCGCCGGAAAGAGCCCCGAGGACATTTTTTTGATCGCCGCGGTGACCAAGCGCTTGCAGGAGATCGAGGCTAAAGATCAACCCAACTTCGACGACGTGCCCTTCTAATGAAACCCAGGAAGCCCTACGTTAAACTGGTCGACAAAGTGCCCGAGGTGGTTCGGATGCGCTCCGAAGGCAAGACCCTCGAGGAGATAGGGAAGCACTTTAACCTGTCTCGCCAGCGCATTAAACAGATCGAGCAGTCGGCCGAGATACACGAGGAGATCCTGCGACAATGGGGATTCCCGTTCACGGTCAGGACGTTTAACACCCTTGAAAGGCTGTGCGTCAAGAGCCGCGACGAGGCCTTGCAACTCTACAACACCGGCCACCTTCGACCAGGAGCTGTCCGCGGATTTGGGTGGGTCTCCTATCATGAGATCTGCGAGTGGCTCGATGTACCGACCACCCGGGAGCCGATCAACTTCCTCGTTTGCCCACATTGCGGCAAAAAGATCTGACCACCTTCCGGCAGCCTGTTGCTGCTGGGGACTCGTAGTGCCGGGGGCGCGCATCGGCCGACAAACGCGCAACAACTCTCAACAACTCTAACAAATGCCAGCCAATCCAAACATCTACTTCGACATCGAGACCGGGCCTCTACCGCTCGAGCAGCTCAACATCCCAGCCTTTAATCCAGCCGACGTGAAGCTCGGCAACATCAAGAACCCCGACTTGATCGCCGAGAAGCTCCAGAAGGCCGAGGAGAGCCACACGGCCGACTACATCCGCAATGCCGCCCTGGATGCCTTGTCGGGCCAGGTGCTGTGCATCGGCTACCGGGTCGATCACCAGGAGCAGAACATCCTGTGCGCCGATGCCGACGGTGAGGCCCACCTGCTGCGACAATGGTGGGCGCTTCTCAACTACTACGAGCGTCAGCCGCAGCTCATCGGCTTCAACATCAAGGCCTTCGACCTGCCCTTCCTCATTAAGCGCTCCTGGCGCCACAAGATCATGCCGCCCTACTGGCTAAGGAACGGCCGTTACTGGTCCGAGCTAGTGGTCGATCTTCGGGAGGTGTGGCAGCTCGGGGACAACCGGGCCCATGGAAGCCTCGCCTCCATCAGTCGCCACCTGGGACTCGGTGAGAAGTCAGGCAGCGGCGCCGACTTTTCTATGCTGTGGAACACCGACCGCCAGGCGGCCATCAACTATTGCATCCAGGATGTGAAGCTAACCCAGGCGGTGGCCGACATCCTGATGCCGGCCTACTGAGGGCTGGACATCGAGCAGGAGAGCAGATAAGGAAGACCCGTCAACGTGAGCTGTGAGAGGTAAGCGTTGAACCTTCAGAGAAAACATGATCAATCAATTTTTCCCCGTCCGTATCGTGAACGTCGCGTTGTTTCTCCGCGATTCCTCACCGCGATGCGTGGCGGGGTTTTCTGTTTGAATTATGACCTATTCCGAAAAGCTCCAACATCCGAAGTGGCAGAAGAAGCGCCTGGAAATAATGTCCAGAGACGGCTTTCAGTGCATCAAGTGTTCTTCCAAGACCAACACGCTGACCGTTCATCACTTTTACTACATCTCAGGGAGGATGCCCTGGGAATATCCAAGCCAATCAATGGTCACTCTTTGCAGGAAGTGTCACGTTGAAGGAAACGATGATTCCTGCCCCAGGCCTTCTTACTTTTACTTGTGGGAGGTTTCCGCGTGCTTTGAGATTGGACGGCAGATTGAAATGTTGCAGCAGGACATAGATCCAGACGAGGGATGCCTGTTTTTTATTGAGCGAGCAGGGCACGAGATCGGATGGCCTCCATTTGAGATCATGCACCTTCTCAAGGATGCTGCTGAAGCTGGGATTATGACCGATGAATGGCTCGGAAAATTGAGGAACGAAGTCACGTTGGCAGACATCAAAAAGGAAGAAATCCAATGAGAATCCGATCAATCAAGCCCGAGTTCTGGGAGTCCGAAAGCCTGGGCAGAGTTTCGAGAGAGGCTCGACTCCTTTTTATCGGGCTCTTCTCATGCTGCGACGATGTCGGGAGGGCTCGCGCATCCTCGCGACTCCTCGCGAGCCGTCTTTTCCCTTACGACGATGATGCTTTCAAGAGACTTCCGAGTTGGATCGCTGAACTTGAGAAGCAGGGATGCATTCGGATCTACGTGGTCGACGGTGAATCCTATTTAGACCTGCCAAAATGGGCCAATCATCAGAAAATCGACAAGCCTTCAGCCTCTAAGCTACCATCATTCGACGATGTTCGCGAGGGTTCGCGAGGGTTCGAGAATAATAGCCTTGGAACAGGGAATGGGAACAGGGAAGAGGAACAGGGAGAGGAATCGGCGACTGTCGTCGTGCCTGATGTTCTGGCGAAACCTCTTTGGGAAGTTAAGTTCGGCCTGATCCTACCCGAGAAGCTCCAGACCTCCGAATGCCTTGCCACGGTCGAGACCTGGCTTGCCTACAAAGCCGAGCGTAAACAGGGCTACAAGCGCATCGGCCTGTCAGAAGCTCTAAAGGCATGGGCAAAGGAATTTACCGCTGAGACATTCCCGGCAGCCGTTTCGCATTCCATCGCGAACAACTACCAAGGGATCTTTGCTCCTCGAGGATCTCTTCCATCTGGTGGCAACAACAACCCAGGCGCCGCCAGCGCCGACATCTCGGCCTACCAATGAGCGACCCCTACTTTGCCGAGGATGACGAGTTCGGCCTCCTGGGCGCCTGTCTATCCGGTGGCTCGGATGTCTGCTACGAGGTGTTCTCCAGGATTACCATCGAGGCCATCCAGAACGACAGCCTGCGCCAGATCTACGAGGTGACCAAAGGCCTGGTCGCCAGGACGGAGCCGGTCAACCTCCAGAGCCTGGTCAAGGAATGGAAACGCTCGATGCCTGGGACTCCGGTGCCTTTCGATGTGCTGAACCGCTGCGACGAGATATGCGCCAGCCCGTCCAACCATCCCGAGTTCTCCAAGGCTGTCCTCGAGGCCCATCACCGCCGGCAGTTACGCTTTGCCGGAGACCGTCTGATTCGCGACTCCGCTGTCTCCACCCTGTCTGTGGATCAAATCGTCGCAAATGCCGAAGCAGGGCTCACCGTTGAGGCATCCAAGGAAGAGGTGCAACCCTGCAAGTCGGTAGTCAGTCGGTTCATCGACTCTACCCAGGAGCGATTTGCCAGGAAGGGCCACCTGTCCGGCATTACCTCGGGCTTCCGGCGCCTGGACGCAATGACCGACGGCTTCCAGTTCGGCGAGCTGGCCATCATTGCGGCCAGGCCAAGCATCGGAAAGACCGCCATCGCCATCGCAATAGCCCGGGCAGCAGCCATCGAGCACCGGGTGCCGACCCTGTTTATCTCGTTGGAAATGTCCGACGAGTCTATCGTTCGGAGAATGGTCTCTACTGTAGGATCCATTCCAATGCAGGACATCAAGACCGGCGACCTCGATGAAGGCGGAATGAAGTCTATGGCCAGTGCCTCCGCTAAGGTGGCCGGCAGCCCGATCTACTTTGTCTCCGGTTCCGGTGTGTCCGGCATCGCCACCATCACCGCTGTGATCCGTCGGGCTGTCCGTAAATGGGGCGTCAAACTCGTCCTGGTCGACTACCTCCAGAAGATCCACGGGAGCAAGGCAGCCGAAAAGAAAACCTACGAGATCGCCGAGGTATCCGGCCGACTCAAGGCCGTGGCTCACGACACCAAGACCGCGGTGGTCGCCCTGGCTCAACTCAACCGGGAGAACGAAAAGGACAAAGGCCGGGTGCCTAGACTCACCGACCTGGCCGACTCAGGACAGATCGAACGTGACGCCGACTTGGTGCTGCTGCTCAACCGGGAGCGCAACCAACCCAACGGCGAGGCCATTATCGCTGTCGCCAAACAACGAGACGGCGAGTGCGGCCTCGTCCCCCTCTGGTACGAAGGCCAGTTCTGCCGGTTCACCGACCCATCACCATCCTTCCAATGAAAATACCCTACGACCTCGACCGCATCAAACTCCTGCACGAAGCCCCCAACCTGGTTGCCCTGGCGATCAAGCGTGGCTGGATGTCCTACCCTCGCAGCGTCAAGCTCAGTGCCCTAGGCACGCCCATGGTGGTGATTGATGAGGAGGACGACTACGAGATCACCGCCACCGCCCAGGATGCAGACGTGTGTCGCAAGGCCTACGATCTCCGTGAGCGTAACCTTAGCCTCGACGATGTGGCCAAGGCGTGCGGTGTTGCCCGTGGTTCGGTGGCTTACATCATAGCGAAAGGCCATGAGATGTATTTAAGGCAGCAAAGGATAGAGCATAGTACAATAGATACATCTATTAAACCTGCAAATATGTAAGGAATCTTTTGCCATATCTCCAATAACAGGTGAACGCGAGAC